TCAGCCGCCCTGGTCGAACAATCCCATCTGATCGAGGGTCGAGTCGCGCTGGGCGGCGCGGCGCAGGAGCTGGCGGATGCCTTGCTCGGACATTGAGTACTCCTTGGCCAGGCTGGCGACCGAAGTGCCGCTGCGGTGGGCGTCAAGGATAGCCCGGTCCCTGGGCGAGAGGCGGAAACCGGCCCGGTTGGGCACGTAGATGTTCTGGCCGCCCCAATCTTCGGCCAGGGCGTCGGCGACGGACGCGCCCAGCTGCTCGGCCTGATCGGCGGCCATGCCGAAAGACCGCGCCTGCTCGGCGGCGGTCGTCGCCACGCTGGCCAACAGCTCGTTGCGGCGGGCTTCCATCGGCTTCATCGGGGTGCCTGCGCGCTCCGGCTGGCCCGGCGGTCGGCGTCGATCTGCAGGGCGGCGATGACCTTGGCCAGCTGGTCCGGCGAGCACCACTCCAGGCGCACCACGCCCTTGCACAAGCGCCGGGCCAGGGCGTGGGCGTACTCCCACTCGCGCCCCGCATCGGCGAGCAGGGCCTCGATCTTGCCCAGCTGCGGGTTGAGGTCGCCCCTGGGCTTGCCCACGCGCTGGCGGGCCGCCTGGGCCGCCCTGGCGGGCTTGCCGGTCTGCTTGCGCAGCTCGTTGGCGATGGCGTTGAGCTGGCGCTGGTCGCACTTGCCGGCGCTGCGCTGCTCCAGGCCGTGCTCGCGGCTCACACGGGCCACCAGGTCGCGGTACACGTCCTCATCCAGGCCCAAGGCCTTCGCCTGGGCATGGATGGCCGCCAGCGTGCGCCTGCGCAGCTTCGCCGGGTCCTCGGTACGGCGGGTCAGCCTGGCCATTACCAGCTCCCGCCGCGCGGCGCGGAGCCCATCGGATTGCGGACATGGGGCCTGTTGCGGCGGCCCTCGTGGTCCTGGGGCGCAGGCAGCGCCGGGTTGTCGCCAGCACCTTCCTGGCCATCCAGGGCGTCGCCCTCGTGGCTCAGGGCCACGAAGCCGGTGGGCTTCATCCGGCCGCGGCCGACGGTGCGGAGCATGTCCACCTCGACCTTGGCGCTGTTGATCATGGTCTGCGCCAGATCGCCGATGGCCTTGGCCTTCGCTACGTCCATCTTCGGATCGCCCTCTCGCAGGGCCTTGATGGTCGCGGCCAGGTCGCCGCGCAAATCGTTGATCGTGTAGTCAGTCATGGGGGCTGTCCTCGCGGTTACGGCGGTTGATGACACGGCTCAGCACGCTGCGCAGGTGTACGGCGTGCGCCACCTCTTTGGGGTAGTTGTGGAAGCTGTTACGGAGCATGTTCTCGCGCAGGCTCACCAGCTCCAGGCGGTCGAGCGTGATTTCGGCCGACACGAGCGTCTTCATGCCCTCGCGGAAGCGGACGACATGCCCCTCGGGCACCGGGCCGTGTGTGGCTTCCCACACGATCTTCGCGACGGGCTGCCAGCGGTTCGCCGGGAAGATCGACGGGTCGTCGGTGACCTTGCGGACCAGCGCGTTGCGCTTGGGATCGATCTTCTCGGTCCCGATCGGCACGTAGTTGCGGGACTCGCACGCCGGGCGTCCCTTCCGGAACTGTGTCTCCGCCATGCGTCCGGGCGCGAATCCAGGCCGGCGCACGCCCTTGTTTGCCGGAACCCGGCCGGGCTTGAACCGCGCGGCGATCGTCGCCGGGTTGTTGACGCTGTTCCACAGGTGCGCCATCGGATTGCGCCAGTGGTCCGGATGCTTCTCGACGCCCAACCGTGCGGCTCTCTGGTAGACCGAAGTGACGCTGTGCCCCACCAGGTACGCGATCAGGAACGCCGGCCACATCGGGAAATTGATGCGCACGGTCTCGTCCTCATCGGCGCTCCAGCGCCTGCGTGTCCTCGTTGAGATCAGGTCGCGGCTCATCGGATCACCGCCAGCGTGTGGATGGTGAAGTCGCTTCCGTAGTAGGCCCACTCACGACCCGCAGGATGGCGGCTCATCCAGGCCTCGTTGAGCTCCCACCAGCTCTCGGCGACCGCGGTATCCCCGGTGTCAGTGGGGCATTCTGGCCTGCGTGCGACGTGCCGTCGCACGCGCTCCATGAAAGCCTCAGCGCGATCGCGCGACGCGTATGCCCTGATCGGCGTGTTGCACTCGTGGTCCGCGTCTGCGGTGATCACGTAAATCTTCATACGGCCTCCGAGAGCTTGAACGCCTGCTCCAGCACCGCGAACAGCCTGGCCAGCTCGCCGGCCATCAGCGCGAAGCGGGCGTGCAGCTCGGCCAGCGCGTTTTCCGCATCGGCGCTCTCCAACGACTCCAGGGCGCCATCAAGAAACCGCAGCTTGCGCACCACCATCGTCTCGTCGAGGTCGAACGAAACGTGGTCGTCCAGCACCAGGGCCAGGCGCGTGCATTGGCGCCCTGCCTCCAGGTGCTCGGCGACCTCCTCTCCACGCAGTTCGAGGCGGTAGCACTTCACGGTGCCGCCGCCCTCAATGGGATCTTCGAGCGTGCAGTCTTCACCCAAGGCCAAGCCTGCGGGCATCTGGTCGCCGGCGAGCCAGCCGGTCAGCACGGAGCGCGGTGAGATTTCGCAGTTCAGCGGCAGCGCGGGTAAGCTGCCCAGCGCGTTGCGGATCTCGCTCACCATGCCCTCCGCCGCGCGGCGGCTGGTGGTGTCCACCGCGATGTAGGCCTGGCGCCGGTCCAGCAGCGCATCAAGGCGAGAAGGCTTCACGAACGCGCCGGGCAACAGCTCGGCGACGACGTCATCGCGCAGGCGCTTGCGTGCTCGGCCCCCAGGACGTCGCCCCTCGCGGCGATAGATCGCTTCCAGGCGCTCGTTGAGCACCTTGTCGATCACCGCCGGTGGCAGCAGCTTGTCCTCGCCGGACAGGGTCAGCCAGATCGCATCGCCGCACTGATGCGTCGGCGCCTCCTGGTCGCGGCCGAGGGGCGACGTAAACCCGCGCGAGCTGAACTCCAACGCACCCACCGGCTTGAGCCAGTTGGCGCGCACGCCGTCGTCCAGCTGGTCAAGCACCAGGCTGTGCGGATAACGATAGAAGGTCAGGGCGCGGAAGAACATGGTCAGGGGCTCCCGGGCGACTTCTTCTTGGCGGGCTGCACCAAGGGGATGCGCAGGACCCGTTCAATGGCGTCCCAGGACAACCCGAGCAGGCGCAGCACATGCAGGAACGCAAGCCACGTGTTGACGACCGGCACCAGCGGGGCGATCAGCAGCAGCTGCACGGCTCGGCCTAGCGTGGCCGTCGGGAGGTAGAACGTACCCTCGCGCGCGCGCCTGTCGGCCTGGATCAACCCGTGCAGCACACAGGCGCCGCGCCCCAGCGCCAGCGCCGCGCTGACGACGTAGATGATCAGGAGGATGTCACGCATGTCCGCTCTCCAGTTTCTTCTGGCCCTCGCTCAGGCCTTGGTTGAGCTCGGCCCGCTTGCCGGCCCAGTAGCCAGCTGACTTATCACCCGGGTCACGCTGGCCTGACTTGGCGAGCTTGCGTCCCTCCGCGGCTTCCACCGGACCGAGGCGCGTGCTGATAGCCGCATCGAGCGCTTTCGCGCGACCCTCTGGCAGCGCATCAGCCGGGAACAACCGTGCCACCGCATGCACCCACCCCTGCGCAAATTCTTCGCCGCGGACTTGGCGGTTCGCCGCCTTACGTACGCGTGCGATGTGCCTGCGGCGGTCGGTGTCCAACTGGCGCCGCAGCACGGTGAATGCGTAGACCGCAATCTGCGCGTCGGCGCCGGCGCCGAAGAACCGCAGTGCGGTCTTGCCGCCCTGCCAGTGCCGCTCCCGCACCACGACAACACTGCAGCGGTAGCCGGAAGCCACCATATTGGCCAGCCATAGCAGTGACTTCGGGAGATCGCCGCCACGGAAACCCGTCTTCGCATCCAGGTCGTGGATCTCGGCCGCCAGCGCGTCGTCCTCCGTCAGCCCGTACTTGTCCATCAGCGCCCGCGCTTGCCGCAACGCCGTCGCCGCCTCAGTGGGGTTGCTACTGCTGGCCAGCCGCAGACAGGCCAGCACCTTGCGGATCGCCTGCTCACGCGTCATGGCGCACCTCCGGGTCCACGATCTTCCAGCGACTACGGCCGCCGCCCAGATCCTCCAGCCGTACTACGTCAGCGCTGGGCCCATAGCCCAGCTGCGTGGCGAGGCGGCGAACGGCTTCGGCGGCTGACCACGCGCAACTGGCAACGCGGCCAGCCGCTCGGGCTATGTGTTCGGCGCCGGTGGAGCGCACGCGCACTTCGCGCTCGCTCAGGGTTGACGGGATCGGCGCACGCTTTGCGGCCATGTCACACCCCCGCCACGTCGAGGCTGATCGGCTGGTACTGGCCGCGCTCGTCGCGCTCGTAGAAGCGCACGTAGGTCTTGCTGCCGACCACGGTCACCGCATCGCTGATCGCCGCCATCGCCTGCTGCCAGCGCGTGTCCTCGAACTGCAGGCGGCGTAGCGACAGCACCTCGCCGGTCTTGATGTTGCCGTCCTGATCGACCCGGAACGCGTTGTTCACCAGGGTCCGCAGCTCGGCGCGCGCGCCCTCGGTCCAGTCGTTGAGGCACTCGTCGATCAGCGCCTTGGCCGCCTGCAGGCGCTCGTCGAAGGTGATGCTGTCCTGGATCGCGCGCACCACCTTGTACCGCCCGTCGAAGGACAGCAGGGTCACGTTCCCCTTGTCGCCGCCGATGCGTGCGCCGTACTGCTCGGCCGACAGCTGGACGAAAGCGGCGATGTCGTCGAACACGCCGCGCTTGAACGCGCGCAGCTGATCGCGCAGCGCGAGGGCGAGCTGGATCTTCTCCTGCACCAGGGTGTCGCGCGCCAGGTCGATCGCTTTGATCTGCGACTCGGGCACCATGTGGCCGGCGCGGTTCTCGCGGTAGCCGTCGGGGATGGGGTGAGCGTTCATCGGACTGTTCCTTGGTTGACGCCTGGCCGGTTGCCGCCGGTGTTGGCAGGAGGGAGCTCTCGCGGTTCGGGCTTGATGCGCGGATCGGGCGTGATGAAGCTCGGCACGCCGTCGATCTCCACCGGGCTCAGCGCCTGCAGCAGATCGCGGCGCCACTTCGCGGCGGCCGACTTGTTGAGATCCAGCAGGCCGCCGATCTGCTTGACGGTCAGCAGCTGCACGGGCACGTGCTGGGCCCACAGCGCGAAGCGCATCGCCCGGATGCGGTCATGCTTGGGGCGGCCCCGCGGCCGGGGGTTGCGCTGTGCGGAGGTACGGTGGACGCCCATCGCGCTACTCCACGCCGAAAATGTCGTAGAACCGGCGGTGGAGCGAGTCCACGATGCGACCACCCACGCAGGGCGGGAGTTCATCATCGGGTGATTCGCTGCGCTCGCTGCAGACCACGCCCACTGAGGGAGCCAGCGGGCCGAATGTGAAGGCCGGCCCGCGATATGCCAGAGGCTCGCCGGCAGGGGCTGACACGCGGGCCCGTGGGCTGGGGGAGGCAGATGCAGGCTCCGCTGGCCGCTTGGCGAACACGGAGGCGTCGAGATCGCCCTCCCAGCTGGCGGACAGCCGGTAGGTGTAGGGCTTCTCTGCGCTGACGCGCTCGATCATCCCGCTGAGGTGGGCCTTGGCGACGATGCCCGCGACGTACGGCCGGTAGCGGTATCCCAGCGCCATCACACGCTCGATCAGCTCGAATGCGGTGAGGACGGTGCCACCGGCCAGGACCTGCGCGATGGAAGCCTGCGCGCTGCGGTTGAGCTGGGCGACGCTGATGGTCTTGGCGGTGTCAGCCACGGAGCACCCCCGTCGATTTGAACCGATCGGTGGCGATGCTGACCGTTCCAACAACGCCGTCGAGTTTCTGCGAGTCCGCCATCGGCGCCCCGCCCTCGTGTTCGCTCCACTCCAGCTGCAGGCCCTGGTACTCGGCTGCGAGCACGCGCTCGATGCCTCCACGGCCGTTGGGCTGACGGCGGCGCACGTGGCCCCGCATCAGCGGTGGCGGCCGGTCGATGATCAGCACGAGGCGCCGGCCGTTGCTGTAGTGGGCCAGCACCTGGATGCCGCCGTTCTCCAGCTCGCGCGCGGTGTTCGCTGCGGAGAACAGGACGTCTGACTTGCGATCGTTACTCATGGGAATCCTCGTTGTCGTTGGGCTGTGGCAGCCCGAGTTGTCCGTACAGGTCCGGCAGCGCCACGCGCTTCATCGCGCTGATCTGCTGCAGGGAGGTCATGGCGCGGCCGAGCAGGAAGCTGCAGGCCCGATCCAGCTCGGTGGCGTCGGCCGCGAAGTGGTAGCCGAGCGCGGGGTGGGCGCAGATCGGATGCCCATCGCGGCGCAGCTTCTCGATGATCTGGCGCAGGCGGCGCTCGTCGGCGGCGCTGACGCGCTGGCTGATCAGGTAGACCAGGTCGCGCGCCGTGATGCCGTTGACGGCGCCGCGCCGACCCTGCAGCTGCGTGAGCACCGCCTCTGGCGTGAGCTCCTGCGGCAGCAGGGTCAGCTGCATCAGTGCCGGGCCTCCGAGCCGGTGTGGCGATCGAGGTGATCGGCGGCATCTCGCAGTAGCAATGCGACTTGCCCGCGGACGTGGGATGGGACGTTGCAGCTCACCGCGATGATGACGAGCCCACGCATGCAGCCGCTCAGAACGGCCAGCTGCGCGCTCAGGTCTAGACCTAGGTGCATGGTCAATGCCTTACTGATGGCGACCGTTGCGCGATCCGCTGGGGTAAGAGAGTCGTCCATGTCAGCCCTCCTCCTGCTCGTCATCGCGCAGCTGGTCGATGAGCCGGCTCATGCCGGCGCCCGTGAGCGAGCCGAGCAGTTCGCCCATGTGCTGGCCGTCCTTCCACGGGATGCCGGCGCGCTGGAAGATCAGGCGGTGCATGACGGTCACTTCGCGGGTCGGCAGCTCGGCCTCGCGCAGCAGACGCAGCGCATAGGAGATCTGCACGGCAGTGGCGCCGGTCTGCGGTGCGGTTTGGGCGCGCATGTCAGCCCCCCCTCACGACGTCGGCGGTGACCAGCGGCACGCCCAGGTCCGCCGCGCGATTCATTGCCGAGGCCAGGGCGTTGTGCAGCGCCAGCGGGTACAGCAGCGAGCCCTCGCTGCGCGTGGGCGTCAGCTTCTCTCTCAAGGCCGGGATGGCGTCGCGTTCGAGCACCTTGTCCAGCGTCAGCCCGACACGCTTGAAGCGGTGGGTCAGGTACTCATCCAGGTGCGGGCCCAGCGGCGCGAGCGTGACGATCTCGATGCGCTGTACGACCTCGCGCACTTCGGGGTTGTGCTCGGACAGCTTCACCGACAGCTCGGGCTGGCCGATCAGGATCACAGACAGCAGCGGCCGCAGGCCGTCCTTGAGCTCGCGGAACCGCTTGAGGTGCTTGAGCGTGGCCAGCGGCAGGCTGTGCGCCTCCTCGATGATCAGCACGTGGCTGTGGCCGGCGCGCGAGCTGTCGCGCAGCGCCTCATGCAGCTGGCGGAAGCGCGCCTCCGGGCTTGACTTGGTCTTGGCCAGCGGCGCGACCGAGGCCATGATCGACTCGGAAATGTGCTGGCTACGCAGCGTCTTGCCGACCGCGTCGGTGCCTTCCATCGCCAGCACGTAGGGCTCCACCACGACCACCGCCTGTTCCTCGCGGCGGATGCGGTCGATCAGCTCTTCGCGCAGCGTGCTCTTGCCGGCGCCGCTTTCGCCGATCACGGCGATGAAGCCACCGTGGCGCGCCACCTGGTACATGGTCTCGCGCACATAGCGCGTGTCCGGAGAGAGGAACACGTCCTCGGAGCTCGCCGGATCGGCGAACGGGTCGGCCGTCAGGCCGAAGTGGCGCCGCGCCTGCGGCGTCAGGGATTGCTTGCGGAGTAGCATGTTCGGGTACCTGCTCGACGGCGCGCACGAGCCCTTTGGCAACAACTCGGCCTCGCACGTCCGCTTCGACGTCGATGCCGCGAGCGATCGCTGGATGCCGATCTGCCGGACGTGGGACGGCACGCGCGCGACGGGGTCGATGCGCGGAGGGTTGAATCTGCCGCTCGGCCGCATCGGCTACCAGCGCTACAACAAGCTGGTGCCGCTGTTCCCGCTGTACGTCTTCGGTGACCGGCCCAGCAACATGCGTAGTCCGATCGGTTACGCCCCGCACCTGCGCCAGGTCGACCTACGGCTCAACGCGCCTAAGGAGATCATCTCGATCGGCGGCGAAGACTGGCAGGTGTTCCCGGCCATCCAGCGCACCGACACGCACGACGTCTACGGCAGCGTGGTGCCCAGCTCGGGCTACTACGGCTACGCGATTCGGAAGATCGCTTGATGATCGCGCCTGGGCCCATCGCCGCTGTCGGCACCTACATCAATCCCGCGCTCGGCCAGCGCCGGCCGCTGTGGCCGGCGCCGGTCGGCGAGGATCTGAGCGTAGGCGTCGCCGGCATGCGTGGCGCGCGGCCGGCGCTCGAGGAGCCCGACCTGACAGCCACGGGCGCCTATGGCGACAACTTCAGCATGTTGAGCTGGTACCAGCGCGTCCACCTGTCGATCACCACGCTCGCGCTCGGCAACCTGGTCAGCAGCCAGCTTGTGCAGGTGCGCGTCTGGAATGGCTACCTGGATCGCAGCGTCGTCGTCACTGCCGTGGACGTCGCCGCCGGCGAGGGCATGACGCTGAGCGCGCCGGCGCCGCTGCCGCTGACGCTGGCCACGCTTGAGGCGCAGGCGTGGTCGCTCGCGGTGTCGGTCGACGGCCCGCCCGTCATCGATGCCACCCTGACGTGGACCGTCACCGGCGAACCTGCGCTCAAGCTGCACGTGACAGGCAGCCGCGTGACCGCCTGGGGCTGGACGCCGGACTGGGCGGACGGCATCAAGGAGCGCCTGTCCTGGCTCACGGACGTGCTGGCTAGCCCCTCGGGCGCCGAGCAGCGCCGGAAGCTGCGGCATTGGCCCGTGCGCACCTGGTCGGCCACCGTGCTGGTCGACGGCGATGACCGCGTCAGCATGGACCTGGCGCTCTACGGCTGGGGCGCACGCACGTGGGCGCTGCCGATCTGGACCGACGTGACGTGGCTTGCCGGCGGAGTCGAGGCCGGCGCCCAGGCGATCGCCCTGGACACCACCCACCTGGATTACCGCGCCGGCGGCCTGGTCATGATCCGCGGCGAGACCGCCCAGGATCTCGAAGTCGCGGAGATCCAGGCCGTGCGCGCTGGCGGCCTGGATCTGGTCCGGCCGGTCCAGCTCGACTGGGACCCGGGCTGCCGCGTGTATCCGGTCCGCCTGGCCATGCTCACCGAGCAGCCGCAGCTCACGCGCAAGACCGATGACCTGGTCAGCGCGGACGTCAATTTCCGCTCGATGGAGCCGTGCGACTGGCCCGCCGCGCCGCCGCCGGCGACGTACCGCGGTGCGCCCGTCCTCGAGGAGCGTCCGGAATGGTCCGAGGACCTGTCGGCGCAGTACGAACGCCTGCTCTCGACCCTGGACAACGGCATCAACAACCCGGTCAACACCGACCTGGTGGGAACGGGCATCGCCCTGCAGCAGCACACCTGGTTCCTCGCGGGGCGCGCCGAGCGCGGCAGCTGGCGCGGCCTGGCCTACTACCTCGCCGGCCAGCAGAAGACGCTCTGGCTGCCCACGTTCGCCGATGACTTGCGCATCGTGGCCACCACGGCGGCCACTTCCTCTGCGCTGGACGTGGCCACGGTGGGCTATAGCCGCTTCGGTGTCGGCGGCAAGACCGGCCGGCGGCACATCCGCATCGAGCTGCGCGACGGCACGCGGATTTATCGCCGCATCCTGGGCGCGACGGGAATCGATCGCGCGACCGAGCGCCTGTCCCTCGACAGCGCGGTTGGCGTCGAGCTGACCACGGCCAACGTGCTCCGGATCAGCTGGCTGCAGCTGGTGCGCAGTGCCACCGACGACATCGAGGTCGACCACACCACGGACGTGGATGGTGTCGCCCGCGCCAGCCTGATGCTGCGGGCGGTGCGCGACGATCTGGAGCTGCCGGCATGAGCTTCGACGAGCGCGAGCGCAGCGTCGCCAGCGGCGAGCCAGTGCTGCTGCTGGAGTTCTCGCGGGGGCCGATGGTCTGGCGTTACACCGATGCCGGCCGCGATTACGACCTGGGCGGCATCGTCTACACGGACGTGCCCGGCATGGAGGCTGACTCGATCAACCAGACCGGCGAAGCCCAGCGGGATATCTACAAAGTCACCGTCCCGAAGGGACTGGCGATCGTCCAGAACTACGTGGGCAACAAGCCATCGACCCGCACGCGCGCGGTGGTTCGCACGTGTCACTTCGGCGAGACGGAAGCTCCAGTGCAGTGGATCGGCTACGTTCTCGGCATGCGCCGCAGCAAGGTAGGCGTGCGCGAGATCGCGTGCCAGTCCCTGCAAGCGACCTTCGACAATCCCGGTCTGCGCCTATGCTGGTCGCGCGGCTGCCCCTACGTCGTGTACGACGACCAGTGCGGCGTCAATCCCGACAACTTCAAGGTTGCGGGTCCGCTGACCGTGCTGGATGGCCAGCGCATCACGTCTGCGGCGCTCGCCGGCGCGCCCAGAGCCGACTACTACGTGGGCGGAATGGTCCGCTGGATGAGTGCGGATGGCATCCAAGAGAGCCGCGGCCTCGACGCGTTCGACGCCGCGACCGGGATTGTCTCGGTCTACGGCGGCACGCTGGGCATGGCCACTGGCCAGGCCGCGACCTTCCACCCCGGCTGCCGCTACACCGTGGACGGCTGTGACGAGGACTTCGACAACCTGGTCAACTGCGGCGCGCACCGCGGCATGCCGGGCAAATCCCCCTTCGACGGCACGGACGCGTTCTGACTATGGGCTACGTTGAGATCGCTCTCATCATCATCGCGGTCCTGTACGCGGCCTATGCCGCCCGCCAGATCCGCGCCAAACGCCTGGCGTTCGAGGACTCGGACTTCCCGACGTTCGAGGAGGGCACGCCGCAGTACGTGGTTTTCGGCGACTGCTGGTCCGCGGACTGGTGCGTGATCGCATGGGGCAACACCCGGGCCAAGAAGGTCTACAAGGGTGGCTGGCTCAACAAACATGAGGCGGGCTACCGCTACTACGCGACGATCCAGATGGGCCTGGGACGCGGACCGGTCAATGCGATCACCGTGACGACCGTGGGCGACAAGCTCCTGTGGTGTGGCGCGCAGCTCACGCAGATCAACGTCGGTGCATTCAACCTTTTCGGAGGGGATGAGGGACAAGGCGGCATTGTCGGCACCCTGGAGCACTTCGACGGCAACGCATCCCAGGTCGCGCCACCGCCCCTGGTGAAGCTGCTGGGCAGCAAAGCGACGGGCTGCAGGGGCGTGTCGACCGTCATGTTCGACGGGATGCTGTGCGCGATGAGCAAGTCGCCGCAGCCGTGGAAGTTCCGCCATTGGCGCAACACGGCGGGCTGGCATCGCGATACGCCCTGGTACCCGGCCAAGGCCGAGATCCTGCTGCGCAATGAGCTGGCGGACCTGTCCGACTATCCGGCAGGGCAACGCGATGCCCTGCGCAACATTCACGCGATGAATGGCGCGCACATGCTCTTCGAGATTGCTACGAACGGCGCCTGGGGCCGGCGCATGGACATGAGCGAGCTGGACCTGGCCAGCTTCACCGCGCTGGCTGATCTGCTCTACAACGAGCAGCACGGCATCTGTCTCCGCTACACGCGCGAGAGCAACTTGTCCGAGTTCGTCCAGACGGTGCTCGACCACATTTCGGCGGCGCAGTTCATCTCGCGGCAGACCGGGCTGCTCACGGTCCGCGCGATCCGCGGCGACTACAACGTCGATGACCTGCCGGTCTTCACTTACGACTCCGGCCTGCTGTCGATCGAGGAGCTGGATGGCAGCACCGACGACGCGGTCAACGTGGTCGTGGTGAACTACAAGGACCCGGTGCTCAACGAGTCGCGGCAGGTGCGCGCACGCAACGTCGGCGCTGTGCAGGCGACCGGCGCGATGGTATCGACGACGCGCGACTACCAGGGTATCCCGGTTTGGCCCTTGGCCCAGCGCCTGGCCGAGCGCGATCTGCGCGTGCTGACGGGCGGCACGCGGAACTTCAAAGTGACGCTCGATCGACGTGGGTATGCGATCGAGCCAGCGGGCGTGTTCGTGGTGCGCGCGCCCGAGGATGACCTGCCTCAGCTCGTGCTCCGCGCCGCGAAGCTGGAGATCGGCAGCATCAAGGACGGCAAGATCACGATCACGTGCGCGATCGACGTGTTCGGTCTGAGCGCAACCCGACTGACCACCGAACCGGACAGCGCGTACACCCGCCCCGACAACAGCGCGGTGCCGGCGACCGCGCAGGCGGCTTGGGAGCTGTCCCGGCGTGATCTGGCGATGGCGATGTCAGCGGCAGACCTGGCCTCGCTGCCGGCCGAGGCTGGCCTGGTCGGCGCGGTGGGCAAGCGGCCCTCCGTGGCCACCACGGACTTCGCGCTGGCCACGCGCGTCGGCACAGCTGACTTCGCCTCGGTCGCAGATGCCGAATGCGCGCCCCACGGCCGCCTGAGCGCCGCTGTGGGCCTGAGTGACACCGCTGTGGTGCTGACTGGCGCCACGGACCTGGAGGACGTGCTCGTGGGCTCTGCGGCGCTGCTGGGCGACGAGCTGGTGCGGATCGATAGCATCGACGCGACCACCGGCGCGGTGACGCTCGGCCGTGGCTGCGTGGACACGGCCCCGGTCGCGCATGCCGCGGATACTCCGGTCTGGCTGTACGAGCGGCAGATCGGCATCGACCCGGTGTTCCGGTCAGCCGGGCAAACGGTGAACGCGAAGCTGCTCACGCGCACCAGCGGCGCGCAGCTCGACCTGGCCGATGCGCCGACCAGCAGCGTCACGCTGGCCAGCCGCGCCGCCCGGCCCTACCTGCCTGGCCGTGTGCGCGTCGCCGGCGTCGCCGCGCCTTCGGTCGTCAGCGGTGAGATCGGCATCGTCTGGGCCCATCGCAATGCGCTCACGCAGACCGGTGAGCTGGTCGACCACGAAGCCGCATCGATCGCCGCGCCGGCTGACGTGCGCTACGCCCTGCGCTTCCTCGATGCCAGCGGCTCGCTGCTGGTCGAGAAGCTCGACATCGCCGGCGAGAGCGCCAGCGCGGTGTTGGCCGTCGCAGACAACAGCACGGTGACGATGCAGCTCTACGCGATCAACCCCGCCGGGGAGAGCTGGCAGCGGCACGTGCGCCAGTTCGTGTACACCCCGCCGGCCGGCACCACCGCCAGCGCCATCACGGCCGGCAGCTGGACGCCGGTGGTGACCGTCATCGATGGAGGTCTGGTCAAGCCATGAGCCTTGTCGAGCTGCCCTATCGATTCCGCGTGCGCGGCGGCACCGCGGCAGACCTGGTCACCGTCAACGAGATCCCGCTCGAGCGCGAGCTGGTGGTCGAGGTCGACACGGGCAAGATGAAGCTGGGCGATGGCGTCACCGCGTGGATCGACCTGGACTACATCAGCAGCGGCGGTGCTGACGGATTGGAGATGCGCGTTAACGCCGGCTACGTCCAGTACACGACCGACGGCACGCTGTGGCACGACCTGATCGCCACCGCCGACCTTGCCGGCCCTCCGGGTGACCCCGGTGCCCCTGGCGACGACGGCGCGCCAGGCGCACCAGGTGAGCCTGGTGAGCCAGGCGCTGACGGGCGCGAGATCGAGCTGCAGCGCAGCGGCTCGTACATCCAGTGGCGCTACGTGGGCGCGCCGACCTGGGCCAACCTGGTACCGCTGTCCGACATCACGGGTCCGCCGGGCGCCGATGCTGTGGGCGCGGCTTCCCGCACGACCGTGACGATCAACAGCGGCTCGGGATCGGTCACGCTGAGCAAGTTGGCGCTGCTGCTGCGGCTTGTCACGTCCGCCGAGGCGCGATGCCGGTTCTACTGCAGCGCGGCGGCACGCGACGCCGATGCCTCGCGCGCAGCGACCGTTGCCGCGGCCCAGGGCGCCGGCTTGCTGCTGGAGTTCATCAGCACCTCGACGTTCCTTGGGGCACCCCTGACGCCAGGCGTGATTGCATACAACCTCGATTCCCCGGTGACCGGGAGCATCTACTACAACATCCAGCCGGTCGGCGGCGCGATGACTGTTGACCTTACCTACCTGGCGCTGGAGCACTGACATGGCATGGACCAAGATCTCGTCGACCGATAGCGGCGCGCCTCAGGCTCTGTCCGTCAATGGCTCGCTCAACAGCATCCTCCGGTACGCCCTCAACATCCTTGGCTGGGCCACGGAGTACGGCACCACCGGCAATGCTTCAGTCTTCCGCGCCGCGGCCGGCAACAGGCTTCGGCTGCACGTGCGGCACGACTCTTCCGTGTCCGGCGACCCGGCATTGGCCTACGTTCGAGGCGCGCACACGGCAACAAGCGCCACAGCAATCGGCTCCCCGTTCCCGACCGCCACGCAGGTGCCCAATGCCAACTCTAATTGGCGGTGCGGCGTGCCCGGGGACGCTACGACCGCCGTGCCGTGGGTAATCTACGGCAACGACAGGTTCTTCTACTTGATGATGTGGGACCCGAACTACAAGTGGGACATTTTCTACTTCGGAGATCTGCCTAGCGATTACGCCACTGGCTACGAGACGGTGGTTTGCGTTCGAAATAGCAATTCCCCTTACGGATCTCCATCAATGGGGGCTTCGGGTTATGCCTACCCTGCATATGACTATTGCAACTACTGGGCGCGAGGGATCAACGCAACCTCCATCTCGATGATGGGCTCTCGGCAGTTCAGTTCTGCGGGCTCGGCTATGGGACGAATCCCCAGCACCCCCGTGATGCGCGGCGGCTATCAGAACAGGCTCATGCGGGAAAAGGTTGCCATGAGCGACTTTGGCAGCGGCACTACGACATACGGGGTGCTAAGTATCAATCGGCGAGGCTGGTTGCCCAACCTGTGGAACCCGATCCACAACGATATCGGAGGCAGTGTCGTGGACCAGGACACTTTTACGGACACGGTCTATAACGCTTCGGCGATTTTCAGAATCTACGATTCGAGCGTCGGCTTGCTGATCATGGAAGAGACCGATACCTGGGTGAAGCCGTAATGGCTGCGCGCGGTGACATCTCACGAGCAGAGGTGATGGTTAAAACCCTCTACTCTTCGACGGTGCCCGGTGCTCTGGGCATGGGCAACACCGACTTCGGCCGAGAAGCGCCACCTAAGAGCGGCACCGGTGGAGGTGGCACGGGTCCGACGCTGCCGACTTACGGGCAGATCTTCCCGACCGGACGCTAA